ATCAAAGCGATTAGCTTATAAGAAAAATAACCACCGAGGTGGATACTATGCACCCGAGGGTGTAGATAATAAACAACCTATCAAGAAGAGAGTTAATAAACTAGGAGATGCAGAAGTTGATAAGGTTGAACTAGAATTGGCTGATACCTACAACAAATTTTACAAGTCAAACATAGCCAAATATTCATTCTACGAAGATGAATTGAACTCCTTATTCAGCCAATTATTTAAAAATTTCCAGTTCTTCAAAAAGACTGACATAACTGAAGATAACAAACCATTCATCACCCAAATTAAAATGACAAGCAATGATCACCCAATCTTACACAATATTAGGAAAATTGAAGAAGCAGATTTGGTAAATTCAACAGTGAGACCACACCGTGAAATATTTGAAAACAAAAATAAAGATATAGATGTTGAGAATGTCTTAATACCAAGACCAAGTAGATTCGTAGTGGATGTTATGTCAGCAAGAACAGCTATAAGAGGAGCTGCAAACGTGGTCTTACTCCCACAAGAGGAAACAGCTGATTATGACAGAGCAAGATTAGTCAAGGAAGATATAGAACAGTACAACCTAAAATTAGCCAGAGTTGCAACCAAATATGACAACAATGATATTTATAATCAGATGAAGCCAACTCTGAAAGAGGAAATGACACTTCAGGAGTACTGTGAAGAACAAGGAAATAAAATTGATACAAAAACATTATTTTTACTAACCGATGTGATATACTATATACCTGATGCAGATCTATATGAAGCATTCAAAGAATTAGAGGATGGTACAGTGGCTATTGGAATGCTCCATGTTCCTAAATTTAATGATGTAAATATACATGATATACAATTTTCTACAGGAACACACATATATAGAGAGGGATTCACAAGACTCATACCTAAAAACTATGACAGTACCAGACCCGAAATACAACCAGAAGAGGTGACATTCTACATGAAAACCAATGGAAATGACCACTACTACAGATCTGGTGCTAGGTTCTACCAATTCAACTTCTGTGATAATTTCTTGTTGAATCAGGGTGAAGAAGAATATCCTTTTGCCTTAAAAGCAATAAAAGTCCATGAATATGATTGTGGTGCCACCAAATATGTATCATTCAAAATAGTCAAAAGCACTACATTAGAAAGGTCAGATTGCATAAATTCATATATAGTTAATCAAATGGACTTATTAAAATGCGTTGAGGATAAATATACCTCCCAACCAGATGATGGCCACTTTGTAAAGCAAATGATAACCTATGTTAATAATCTATTGAAAGACAAGTGGCTAATACCAAACCCATACTATGTGCCAACCAAGGGAGCCTTTAAAACAATGTGGGAGTACATAAAACCCAAGACCCAATTAGAAAAAGTAGGCAGGAATTATGCATTAGTCAGATACACAGAAGGTAGAATATTTGGATACGCAAAAACATTAGACGTAACTGTATCTGATGAACCCATATTAGTGAAACAAGAATTAATTAATAGACTCAACGCTAAGAATCTGGTAGCTGAAAAAATTGATGATGAACACTTAAAATCACTAGTTACTTATATTAACAAAGAAGAACCTAAATTGCAGGCAGACCATATTATAGCTTTGATAGAACAAACTGTCATGCAATCCCTTAAAGCTGAAAGCCATTTAACAGTCCTTAAAAATTTAAAAATGACACAAGAAATAAATGCATTAAAGAAAGGCGAGTACAACACATTACCAGATTCATTCAAGGATGCTTTTATGAAATCCAGATTCGGTGAATACCTAGCCTATAGAATTAAAAACTGGATGAATATAAATGAAAAAGTAGATGAAAAAGACCTTAAAAATTTTCAGTAAAGCCCAATACAGAAGGTCATAGCGCAGAGCGCTTATTTTATGAGGGAGTTTCAGTAACACCCAACATAGAAAAACATGCTTCGCAACCCCTCTACAAATTAGAACAAAAGCATCCACACCCTGATTATCAAGAAAAAGTGAGACTACAGATTAGTGATATCGAACCTGGAAATCTAGACAAGTTATACAAATACTGGATAAGAGAAGACAAAATTAATAATCCTCTTGATCACATAAAAGTGAGAGACATAGATTGTGAATGTGATCACAAAATCCTATATGAACAAATATTTGGGGAACCGCAAGATCAAGAGCAAGAAGTCATGGCCTACAAAAGCTGCAAACATACACTTTATGCCGCAGCCAAAAGACAAATGAAAGCAGCTCCAACACCAGACCCAAAAGTAGCTGATCACTTTTTGGAATATGCAAAAGAAATAATAGAAAAAGAAGTAGGAGAGGAGTTAACAACATTCGGCTACTCATTCCAGGATTGGTATTGTCACCTTGATCGTAGAAAGCAAAATGATATGGACCTATACCAGCAATATCTTATAGATGCCACAGCATTAACACCAGCACAAAGGAGAAGAATGGCACAAGTAAATTATGAAGGCATCTGTAAAGTGGAACTACAGGGTATAGACGGAAAACCAAGGATGGTATGCTCAATACCCATGAGAACAAAATTTGTCATGGGACCTATATGCTGGCATTTAGAAGAGATATTCCAAGATAAATTTAAAGGATATTGTGGAGGTAAGAATCTCAGTGAAATGGCACACATGATAAATGAATTTATTGATCAAGGTTTCACCAAAGTAGTAGAAGGAGATGGATCTGCATTTGACAATACGCAAGATATCACACTAAAAAGAGTGGACCATTACATATATCAAAGAGTTGCCCATTCAGTGTATCATGTAGACAAACAACTCTTTATGGACATTGCTACCCAAGAGTATAAAAGTATGGATTTGATATACATTGATTCCAAAACAAAGAAAAGAAGGAAAATGTTTAACTATAAAATACTAGGCAGTGTCTTTTCAGGAGATGCGGATACCACTCTATGCAATACAATAAGAATGGCCCTATACAATCGATATGTCAATGATCAGGCTGGATTGGTCTATGGGAAAGATTATGTGGTATTTTCAAAAGGCGATGATTTCACCGTAATGTATAAAGATTACATAACTGACGAACAGATTCACAAACTATATTACAAGTATTTCCTGAAATCAGCCGAAATCACTGATCAATCCACATATGGGTTAGGCCAAGTTTTAAAAATGCTTGATATCGGAGGACCTGAGATAATAAAGTTCTGCTCACTACGTGCCTGGATATTAGATAATAAAGGACATATCATGCTAACAAGAGACCCAAAGAAGTTATTCAATTTAGCAAAATATAGCCGAAAAACAAAATCATATAACACAGTTCAACGTTATACATACCTGATCGACCAGGCAGTAGCCCTAAAAGCAAGTTATGAAGGAATAGACATATTTGACACAATGGCCAAGGCATACATAACAAAAGCACATCAACTTATATCAGGCCTCAGCAAATATGAAAAACAATATGTATTGCAAAAAGTCTCACACGCCTTGAATCAATCAGCAAAAGACAGAAGAAAACAAAGTTGCCCTTACATAGAAATGGAAACACCTGCATATGAAAAGTTTTACAACATACACCATAGAAGGATTAAATATAAGATTCAAGGTGATTACTGGGAAACCATGAAACGAATAGAAAAAGTAAACACTGATAGATATACAAAAACCCAACTGCAATATATTAACTCTCAAATAAATGAAGAATTTAGTTCAGAAGAACTAAAATCTGTATTGGGCATAAAAAATTTGCACGATGAATAAAGCTAATAAAAATAATAATACAAATAAAAATAAAATTAAAACTAAAATCATTTACGTAACGAAACCGGCACGTAAGAGAACAACAAGAAGGTTACCTAGAACAAGGAATAACATGCCCGCAGCACAAACAAGTAACTTAAGGAAAGACTTCAAAATACTATATCAGGATGGGAATACAGTGAAAGTTACAGGACGAGACCTCATTTACAGGATACCAAATGACATAACATCTACCACTAATAATATAATTACATGCATACCAGCAAATCCAGCATATTGGACAGGAACCAGAATAGCTGCACTAGCACAAGGGTACCAAAATTATAGACCACTCGCAATGCAATTCAATTATATACCACAATGTGCAGTTACCCAACAAGGCAATGTGTTATGTGGAACACTCTGGAATCAAGCACCAACAAATGAAAATTTACAACAGTCACTTAGGACTTCCAATGGCGGCGCACTATCACAATGCTACTCAAAATTCACATCAATAGTTAGAATGAAAAGCAACTTACAATATAACCTATACAGAATGGGTGGTCAGTTTGACCAAGAATCTAATCCATTTATATTTCTGGCACTTGCACTTGGTTGTAAAAATAACAACTCTCAACAAATCATACCTGGTTATTTCTACGTAACTTGGTCATTCATACTTAAAAATCCAATTGGCGCTGCTCTAACATATGGAAACACAGGTTTAATAATGTACAAAAATATCAATACTCAACCACAGAATAAAACAGTCGTTTATCTAATGCAAGATGATAATCTAATAAAATGTGGTTCAATCCTGCAACTTGAAGATGAAGATGATAAAGTAATACCCAAGTACAATGGATCAATCACAGCACCAAATGAAAATGACTATGTCTGGCAATTTTATAATAATGCAAGTGATAATCTAATCAGGCAAGTCGAGAAAGAAAAAGAAACCATTTATTACGATGTTCAAGGCATACAAGAGGGATCATCCTATTATGCAAAAATCACAGAAGCAGAAGATAAATACACAGTCCAGGTGAGGGATGCATCAACCATATCACAAAACACAGATAATGAAGCCTACTATATAACCATATTAGACCATCGATTACAGAATTATGGCACATTAACCCAAGTACTAGACAACATGTACATGACATTCACTGCAACCAAAGAGCGCTTTGAACTACAACCATACTACCAAAACAAGAAGTAACCGACTTGTGCGTTTCTCAGCCCAGACTCAGCATGGATGGAACACCAACCACTGTGCACACTGAGAAATCGGATCTTCGATCCGTAGGCTTGCAAGTGGACCGTCGAACCTTTGCTTAGAGAAAACTTGGGTTTTCTCGTTTTATTTAATACAGACTCGAATGGTGTCCAACGAGTGTGCTCTTTCACTGACTTGCAAGGTTCGACGGTCCACTTGCAAGCCTACGGATCGAAGATCCGATTTCTCAGTGTGCACAGTGGTTGGTGTTCCATCCATGCTGAGTCTGGGCTGAGAAACGCACAAGTCGGTTACTTCTTG